TTAGTAGCTATTTAAACACAGGCTCATACCATCAGGTAGGCTTCCAAGTTTAGTGTGAGTGCGAGTGTCCTAGAAAAGGGGTCACACTCCTAGTTACATATAGTTATATTCATAAATAACTATTTGTCAATACTTTTATCTAGCAGAACCTGAAACATCATAAATAAAGTTTCCTGCTCTTATTGCTTCCATAATAGTGTCAGAGTTTTTCTCATATTCTTCTGCAGACATATTCTGTACATCAGATTCTTTAATTACAGTGTTCTTGCCTTCAGTATCAGGAATACTCTTTTGAGTTTTTGTTTCAACTGCTTTAGCAGCCTCTTTTCCACTATTGACCTTTTCTTTTTTGCCAATATTTCTATCTGACTTATAGAGGTCAATGGCTCTTGCTGCTGACCTTGCATCTTCACTGTTCTCATATAGTGCATCTTGTACCCATTTAGGTTGTTCTTCTGCCCACTCATGAAAGTCATCACTTTCTCTTATGTCTGTAAAATCAGGATGAATCTTTAATAATTCAACTTCTGCTCTTTCTTTTGCACTTTTTGCATTTAACTCATCAATCTCTTTTATTCTTTTTTCTAAAGCATCAGACTGTTCTTTTGCTTTTTTGATGGCTATCGTTTCTACAATTCCTGCAACGTCAGGATATTCTTTTGCCCACTCTTCTATTTCAGCTTCTGTCTTAGGTAACTTGATTTCTTTTTTAGTAGCTTTTTCTAATTGTACTTTTAGTTCATCAAGTTGTCTCTGAAACTCTTTCTCTTTTTCTTGAGAATGTCTACGCAAATCTCCATAACGTTTTTTAAAAGTTCTTTCTTCAGCATTCTTCGGTGTTTCCGTATCTTCTGCTTTCTCTTCTTTAACTTCTTTAACAGGTTCTTCAGTTTCACCTAATGCTTCTTTTTTAAGTTTCTCTAGCTCTTCCTCATCTTTTTTAATTCTTTCTTCATGAGTAGAAGGCTTTGCCATAAATGCTTTTTTATTTGGTGTTGCATCTACCACCATCTCTTGTGCTTGTTCAGCCATATTTTTCTCCTTGGGGTTATCGTAGCCAAATATTGTTGGGGGATAAGTAGCCAACTATGTGGATTATTATCTTGAAGCTAATCCACCTTGCTTCTTTTTAATCTTTGTAGCTCTTCGTCTAGATATGAAACCACCCTCTGCAGTAAATCCAAAGTCTGATGTACCAGAAGTTCCAAAACCTCCATATTCAGAACCGGGGTCTCCACCACCTACTCCTCCTGTATCACTAGGGTCATCTGAAGGTTGGTTTGAAGGGTCTATATCACTATAATCTATTCCACCAATTCCTTGTCCATCTCCTAATGGTGTTGAGGTTGTTGTAGAACCAACTGCTCTTGTTGAACCACTTGGAGCACTTATTGTATCTTTTCCTATTTTAACATCAGGTTTGGGGTCTTTTATTATACTTGTTTTACCTATGTCACGAGTTGGAAACACACCTAATCTACCACCTTTACCTGCAATGATAATGCCTCTTCCCGGACCTCTATCATATTGCAGTTGATTTTTTTCATTTTTAACCCATTTCCCACCTGTTACAACACCACCACCATTATCTCTTACATAAATATCTTTACTTTTATCTCTATTATCTGATAAGTCATATCCTGTATTGAAACCTGCTAATGCTTTTAATGCTTCTGTTTTAGGTGGTAGTGGTGGCATACCTGTTCTTTTTCTATAGTCATTTTCTCTATCTCTAGCAGACAAACCTTTTGAATCTTTTACATCAGACAATGTAGCAGAAGCACCTAATCCTGTATATCCACCATACCAACCTGACCTGTACATATCTAGTAAATCATCTTTAAAACCTTTTGTAGTAGCTCTTATTCCAACATTATTAAATCTTTGACTTCCACCATAATTAAAAAGATTTTTTGATTTATCTAAATCTATTAACAATCCTTTACTGTTATAAACACTTTTTGGATATAATGGACTAATACCCCCTACCTGATGTCCTATAGATAAATTAGTTTTTTTATTTTCTAATCCTAAATTTTTTATTAATTCATCGTACCCAATACCTAAATCTTGTGCTCTTTTATTTTGAACTTCAGGTGTTATCTCTTTTAACTCTGTGCTTCCTGTTAATGCTCCTACTGCTCCCTTAACAAATTTAATACCTGTTTCTATAGCATTTATAGGATTAATACCTCTTGCTATATAATTTTTTACATCAGTAAAAGCCTTTGACATTACACTTGTAGTTCCAACACCTAATTTTCTTTCTTCTTCTTCTAATTTTTTTATCATTTCAGGAGTTGGTGGTTTACCAACTGACTCTTCATAGTCAATAGGCAAAGATGTATTATAAGGTGGTCGAGATACAAATGTATCACCTAATGTACTGTCATCACTACTACCACTATCTTGTTGCATAACCTGTGTAGTTTTTATAGCCTCTGTAGCTTTCTCTTTTGCTTCCTCTTTTTCTACATCTTTTTCAAATACAAAACCATCAGGTATAGGATATACAGGTTGACCATCTACAAAAGGTATAAATAGTTCCTCGCCTGTTTCTGAGTTTACATATTTTTTAGTTTCTGTTTTTTGCAACTGTCCAAATCTAGTGCCTATAAGTTTACTAAAATCAGGAGTTGCTGCAGTGCCTGTGGGTGTTTTATACTGTGGTGGTTTATATGTTGTCTGTTTAGGAATATCTACTTTCGGTGGCACATTCACATTAGGCATCATAGGCTTTTGTGAATATATAGAAGGTCTTACCATAGGTGCAGTTGGTTGTGTAAAGGTTACACCCGGAACTTGATTCTGTTGTTGCACATCAGGTATTATCTGTGGTTGTTGTATTTGTGGATTTTGTATAGTTACACCACCCTGTTGAAAGTTTTTAGGTTGAAAAGGTATATCATCAGGTAGTGTAGCTTGGTCAGAGTTACCCATCTGACCCATTCTATTCATCATATTTAGTCCTGCTTTTGCATCTTGTCTCATATTCATAATCTTTTCAAGACCATGATAACGTACAACATCTGCAGGAAGAACAAATTCACCCTCACTAATATTTATTGGAACATCATCTCTTACTTCTTTTTTTAAAGAGCCTACAGGAACTTTATTTCTAGACTTTCTATCAACAGTTTCACCTTGGTCTTTTAATCCACCAAGTTCAAACATTTCCATTTGTTTTGCCATTTTAGCCATCTTTTCCTAATACCTCTTCTCTAAGTAGTTTTAGTCTACGCAATGCTCCGATTGCACCCTGAGTTCTATAAAGAACTGTTGTGTCCTCTGCCTGTTCCATAGCTCTATGATGTTGCTCTATTAGAGCATCAATATATTTATTGAGTTGGAGCTGGTGGTTGACCAGTGGCTTGAGGCTGCCCAATATTTCCTTGTTCATTATTTCCTGTAAATCCTTGTTCATTTGGTAGAGGTGCTTGTCCTACTCCTATAGTTCCACCACCTGCTCCTGTTGGGTCTGCAGGATTAGCACCTGCAGGAGCTTGTTGTTGTGGTAGTTCACCTTGCATTCCTTTTAGCATCTCTGCTTGTAGAACTGCCTCATCCATATTATTAGTAACTTTTGTTGGGTCTAAGTCCATAGACTTTGCAATCTCACGAACTATGTAATTAAATTTAGCAAAAGGTGCAAGAGCAGGATTAGATGCAACTTGTAAAAACTGCATTAATCTTTGTGACCTAACTTCGTTAGCCATGAGACTTTCTGTACCACGAGCTATAACTTCTAAGTCACCTTTTATTTCAGGATTAAAATTAAACTGCATATTAAATCTAAACAATCCTTCACCTAATGGTTTAAGTAAATAATCATCTACATTCTTAATCACAGTTTTAATACTACCTGATGCTGCACCCATAAGCATGGATATACCTGCAGCAGTTCTACCTACACCTGATACACCTGTTTGACCATGAGCAAACGATGGCATACCTGTACTCTCATCTGCCAACTGTCTTGCTTTGTCAAACAGTTGCATATTCTCATTTGATACGTTTGGAAACTTAGTACCAAATATAGCTTGACCCGGTGCTCCACCTTGTCTTCTAAATATCTTTCCCGGATATACAGACAAGTCTTGACCCGGAACTAAATTAGTTTCATCTACTTCTATTAATAGGTTTCCTGATAATACTGCATTATCTACTGCCATTCTCATGAAACCATTCATAAGTGTTTGTGTATCATCCATGTTCTCTGCTAAACCTACACCAAAGAATGAATATGGATTTAATTCATAAGGTGCTGCCATAAAAGGTATCTTAGCAGGTTTAAATGGATTTAATACTGCTCTAAGTAATTTACCATTACATACCCATATGTTAGCTTGTAATTCTTCAAAGTCCTCTAACTCTTTAGGTATATCTACATCTTGCTCTAGAAGCATTTCTACATCTATCATACCCCAATACTCTAGAACTTCAAATCTATCTACATAGTTTTCTTGATTGTAATCTGTTAAGTCATCTTCCCAATATTTTTTAACATAGTTTTCACCATCCGATATAGCTTCTTCTATAACTGTTTCTCTAAAGTAGGGTCTACGTTTTAATGCACGTAATTCTGTTCTAGACATTTTATGTCTTTGAACGATGTACTGTGCTTGGTCTACATTAGTAGAATCAGGGTCAGGATAAAAATCCCACACAGATACATGATTAACTTGGGGTATAGTTTTAAATATAGGACTATATTCACCTTCATCACTCCAATTAGGATATTCTTTATCTATAGCAAAAGGTCCTTTCATGACCCCTGTGCCAAACAATGCCATTTCAAATGCAGTGCTTCTTAAATGTTTATTAGCATTTGATTCTTGCAGTTGGTCTATGATTTGTTTTTCCATAGCCTTTGCTGCAATCATGGCAGGACTAAATGTTATCGCTGTCGGTGTTTTACCACTGCCTTCTTCCAAGCCTTTAACATCTTGCAAAACTTCTTCCAAAGGACCAAGCCTTTCTTGTAAAGTTTCTGCAGTAGCTCCTTTAGGTAAATCAGTACCATCTTCAGGGAAACCATAAGGAGACTGTAAATCTCCTTCGTCTTCTCTGTTACGTAATGCTTCAGGTTCTTTAGGGTCGAAATTAACATCTTTTGCAACTCCTTCGGGTAGTTCAGTTGGCTCTATACTTATTGGAAATTTATTTCCTGCAAACAAGACATCTGCTATTTGCCCATACGCAGCCAACGTTTTAGTTTTAGTTATCTTTATAAATACTCTAGATTTTTCTGCCTCAGTAAATTGTACATCAGGTCCGTATAATCCTCTGTAGTTTCTATAAGCTCTAATCCATCTTTGCTCGTCTTCATATCTGTAATCTTCTGATTTTTTATAACTAGCAACAACATGGTCTACTATGCTTGATACATTTTTATCTGTATTTACTGAGTCTTCTGCATCTTCTAATGCAATCGCTTCGTCTTCAATATTTATTTCATCTTCTGCCATATTAATATCCAAAGGTTGTGTCTGCTACAGGCATACTGCTTCTTGGTCTACCCATAGGTTCATAGTCAAATATACTAAATCTTGGTCTTGACATTATACCATATCTTAATGCATCATACAAGTGGTCTTCTGCTTTTGTATCCACATCTTCAGGATTCTTTTTATCTAAAGGTATAGCAGGTAGTTGTGAGATTGTTTCTGTGCAAGTGTTAAAAAATACCATTCTTGGTTCTTCAGTAAACTCGTCAACTTGTAATCTTCTATGTATTTCATTTTTACCTGATACCCTACTTCCTCTACTTCTATCTGATGGTCTAAATCTACATCCTTTTTGTATCATCTGCTCTGCTAAACTAGGTCCTGTATCACCACGTTTATGCCAAAGAGAACTATCTAATACACCATATTTTATATTACCATCTTCAGATTCTAAATCTAATATCATATCTGCCAAATCTGTGGCAAGGACTTTAGAAACGTACAACTCTCTATATACAACAATCTGCTCATCTGGACTAATAGCAAACCACAACACAGCACTATAAGACCCATAACCATAATCACAAGACCTAAACTTAACCCAATTTCTTGGAATGTCAAAAGGTTCAATAACGTGAATATCCCTATCAAACTCAGTAAAAGCAGCACCCTCTTTAATATCCCAATCACCTTCAAGCAACTGTCTTTGTTGGTGTTCAGGTAAGGAAAGAAGCATCGCTTCGTAGTCTCCTTGATTTGACAAGTATGGATTATCAGATAATCGAGCAGGTATGAATCTTCTTTTAAATAATGATTGACCTGCTTTACTATGTCCATCAGGATACTTGAGAACTTTTCCTGTTTCAATATTTGTAGCATCAAATGCTCTTCCATAAGGTGCAGGGTCAATAAACATTTTTTTAACCCACTGATGACCCGGACCTCCCGGATTCGTTGTTGCTCTCATATATACAGGTAAATCATGTGCAGTAGAACGTAACCTTGACCTCATGTAGTTCCAAGCAAATGGTGTTGCCCATTGCGTTAATTCATCAAAGCCTATCCAACTAAATGCTAAACCTTGATACCTTAGAACATCATCATCTCTATCTAGATAAGACATCCATAGTCTTGCACCTGATGGTGCTACCCATTGCATCTTTCTTTCCGACCACTTGATGCCTTTGTATATAAGAGGGTATAATTCTCTTGATTTCCAAACAAGTTCTCTCAACTCTTCTGTTGTATGTCTAAGTAGTAACCCACTAAACTGTGGATGGTTCATGTAACGTAGTGGGTCTGCTAACATTGCATATGACTTACCACCACCTGCACTACCACCATACAACACTTCTCTTTCAGGAGAAGCAAGAAACTCTGTTTGAGGTCCTTCGTTTGGTTTAAATACTACATTCTGTTCTTCAACAGGTATAGATTCTATGTCATCTACTACTTTAGGCTTTTGCTCCGACTCTACTTTCTTCGATGGCTTTCGCTTTTTGTATTGCCTTTTCGGCATATTCAGACCATCGTTTAAGAGTTCTAGCCTTGTTCTTACGTTGTCGTTCATGCAGTAATCTTTTCCTTAATCCTATGTGTGATATTTCTCTACCTGTTTTGGTAGTCAACCAATTAGCAACTTGTCTCAAAGAATATTGTTTTATATATTTTCTTGCTAGTTCTAATGCTTCCAACTCATAGGGTATAGGGTCAAGTAATTCTTTATCTGTTTCATTTACCTTATATCCAAAAGGTATTATTCTTGCTATGCGTGGTATTTGTATCCACTCTTTTTGTTCTTCATCTTTTAAATCTGTTGGTTGTGGTAACTTCCACTTACCTAAACTTCTATCCATTACTTCTTCTTTGGTGGTAATAACATTACACCACCTGATGCCTCTACTTGTACTTTCTCAGTTTTAATCAAACCAACTCTGTCAAGCAACTCTTTTGCTGCACCAAGTCTATCTCTAATACCTAACTGTGTTGGGTCATCAATACCACTCACCATAGCTACTGCTGCTTTAGGTGCGTTACGACTCATATACAGTTGTGTCTCTTCCATTATCTCATCTTTCATAGATGCAACAATAGAAGAAGTAGCAGAATGTTCTGAGTATCCTGCAAGTAGTTTTGCTTGTACAGGGTCTCCATTAGCTTTATCAAACAAAACTTCTAAAAACTTTTTCTGTCTTTCTGACAGTTCTCTTACCTTTTTCATATAGGTACACCATATCGCACAACTCTATCAATCAAACGTTGTGCTCTGTTTGGAGTTTGTTTAAACCATCTACTGTCTTCCATCTCCAAAGACATTTCACGATAGTCTTCTACTTCTACTGCAGCAATCATTCGTTTAAATTTACTTAAACGAGGACCTCCTAATTGAAAAGCCATATTTATTAATACGTGTTGTATATCTTCAGGCAAAGAATCAAAATCATTAAATATATCTTTGCAGTCATTTATAGCAGTCTGCACATCTTTTTCAAACCACTCTTGTACTTGTTCTTCAGATATAGGTGTGCCAATAGGTCCTGCATATATTTCTTCATCCCACTCAGTAATCAAATGTCCGATTCCTCCAGTCAAATGACCTTCACTGCAGTGATATGTTTCATATTTACATCCCTCATCAGCCTCTATTTCTTTTCTTAGTATTTCTAAATTCATGGTCGGAGTCCTAATTTATATTGTTGCTTACGTAACTCTTGTACGTGTTTATGCCAAAAATAGTTTCCTATTTTACTTGTTATAGCAGATAACTTCAAAAATGTCAAGGCTTTTAGTGTCATTTCTTTTTTAACATCCTTGCTGCCTGACCTACACCTTTGATACCAAACGATGCAGATATGGCTATATATAACAGGTATTGATACCAATCAGGAAGAGTTGCTAATACTTCAAATCCTTCTTTAACATATTCTCTCATTCCGGGTATGAATACCAGTATCGCAGGTAAAAGCAGTACAACTAGAGCAAATTCATCTTTCCACGAATCTACTGTAGCATCAGCCATTTTGCCTTCCCACTTTACTTTACCTGCTGCAACTTTCTCTGCAACAGTTGCTCTAGCTTTTGCTTCTGCTACTTTAGCGAGTCCATCTGCTTTTGTTTTTTCTAGTTTGTTTTGAAACCATGTTCCTGCGAGATTTGCGATTGGTCCTATTAGTGCTTGTATCATTTTCTATTTTTTCCTTTAATCTTTCTGCTCTTAGCTTTTCTTTTAACTTAACTGTATTTACGAAATCTTGATGTTTTCTTTGCAATCTTTTTGGGTTGTTTAGAAAATTGTTTACCTGCTCGTTTCGCTTTTCGTTTAGCAGCAGAAGAGGCTGCGTATTCACTGGCAGAAAGAGCCTTAATCGCTGCCGAAGGTAAATAACGTTCACCAGTAGCCTTTTTCCCTTGTGTACTAGGTTTACCTGACTTGGTTCTCCATTTTTGCTTTGTCCACGCAACTAAAGACCTCTGCTCTTTTGTTCTTGCCATTAAATTTTACCTACCCATTTAGCTAGACCATAAACCATAGCTATAACAATTCCTACAAAAATTGTAACACCAAACACCCAACCTGCTATCTCTAACATTTCCTGTCTTTGTTTTTCTGCCATCTTCTCTGCATATCGTCTTGACTTACGAGCTTCTGCTTGAAACCTTTGCCAATCTTGCCATAATCCCGGTCTACCTGCATATATCATAATCTGTTTGAGTTCCTCTTCTTGTTGCTTTATTTTTTCTAAAGCCATGAACTCTTCTAAATCATTTGTACGTACACCTTTAGCTCTTTGTTTACTAGCTTTCTTTTGTATTTGTTCTTTTGCAAAAACAAAATCTGAAATTTGTTTTCCACAACTAGCAAGTTCTTTTCCGTTGCTAATAAAACTTTTTATTACACCGAAGGCAGCATTTGCTGCTGCTAGTTCTGCTAACATTTTATTTCCTTACAGGTTTACAATATGCAGTTATGCGTTTACTTCCATCCTCTGTTGGTATTGCTGGTTGGTCATGCAGTTTTTCTGCAAAATAAAGACATCTATTTATATCTTTAAATCTTTGTGTTTGATTCACAATTTGTTTATCAATCATGAATACTAATAAAAACTCTATCATTTATACAGGTACACCCTGTACGTCTTCCTCTTCTTCTTTGTGACAGTCACATGAACATTCATCACAATCGCAGTCGTAACACTCACAAGTTTTACATCTTTTTCTTTTTTCTGTCATGTGCTCTTTTTAAACTTTCTTTTGCTTTTTTAAATATACTTACAACTTGGGTCTTGCCCATTACTTTTGCTCTTTGCTCACCGACTGTAAGTATTTGTATCTTTCTCGCATATGGTTTATTAACTTTTTTAACTTTTGTAACTGTGTTTCTTGCATCTGTTGGGGTCGCAAACTTGATGCCAACTGTGTCTTTAGGGTTCTCATCCGTGTATAAACGTCTACCTGAACCTTTCGGTTTTTTACCTGTGCCAACTTTAGGGTCTCTTTTTTTTCTTTTTAACAACTTTCTTATATCCCTTCTTTTGGTCTTTCATTATTTTTGTTAAAGTTTTAGCTTGTCCTGCATGAGCCTTGGATGCTTTCTTTAGTTTACCTATAACTTTCTTTAATGGTTTAGTATAATGTGGCATTAGTTTCTATATCCTCCACCTGCTGCTTTATAGGCTTTAGCCATCATCTGAGCTTTTCTTGCAGACCATTGACCCGGAGCACCACCTTTGCCACCTGCTTTTATTCTATTAAATATTCTTTTGCGTAGAGCAGGTTTAGTATAGTTACCTGCTTTGTTGACTGTGCTTTTACTTTTTCTTTTTACTGCCATTTTTCTTTGCCTTTGATGGTAACAATCCTTTGCTTACTGCTCTAGCTCTTTCAGAAAAACCAAGTTTCTTTTTACTTTTTATTTTTTTTCTTATTGTTTCTAACTTGGCTACCATCTGAATACAGATTGTTAAATGTCGTATGGGGGTCTAAATAGGATTCATGTGACTCTGCCGAGTGAGTCCACTGTGAAGGTGTAAAGTCTGGAGCACCCTCTCCTGTTACCCAAAGTGCAGGACTTGTTGC